GCCTCCCGAGCATTGATGGCCTCGAGCAGCTCCTCGACTGTCTCGAACTCCTGCTTGGTGGGCACGAGCATGTAGGTCACTTTGCCGTTGCCCCACATCCCGGTCTTCTTGTTGCGAGGTGTGCTGACCTGCTTGCAGATCAGCTTGTCCTTGCTCATGTACTGACGTACGGCGTGGGTGTCGGCGCTGTAGCCAAACGTGTATTGCAGCGGAATGCTGCGCAGCTCTTCGAGTGTCATGCGTCACCCCCTGTTGGTGGGGAGTACGCCCCGTTGAACTCAGTGAAGCGGCCGGAGTGCGACTGCCATTGCAGGTACGCTGTGCCGCGCTTGCCAAGCCAGCGGCTACGAACCTTCTGGACGTGGACCTCGGTGGCCGCACGCGGGTTGCTGGTGTCCCGGTGGACGGCAATGATGTTGTCGGCCTTGTTGTAGAAGTGCGCCGAGCCTGAGACGGCGTAGCCATCGGGCACGGGGTACGTGCCGTCCTTATCCTTCATCAGCTTCGAGGGGTGCGCCACCAGCCAGATGTGGATCTGGTTGTCACGGGCGAACTTGCGCATCTGCGTGAGGAACAGCGAGACGTACTCGGTCTCACTCACCCCGTCCTTGCGCTTGGTGTGATCGAGCTCGTTGTACGGGTCGATGATCAGACCCTTCATGCCCTGCCTGCGGATCAGGACCTTAGCCTTAGCCAGCACGGAATCAAGGCTTGGCTCCTCGGGCATGATGAAGTGGAAGTGCTGGTTCATCCACTCCTTGGCGTCGGCGAACCTCACGCGATCCACCTGACCAGCCACGAGGCGAGAGCCCATGCGCTTCTCGATCAGCTTTGCGGCGTGCCACGAGATCGGCTGGTTCTCAGGTGAGCAGATGCCGAAGGTCCAGCCAGCGTTCTCTGCGATGTTCACCGCCATCGCGTCCAGCCACTCGGACTTGCCCATCGAGGGGATGCCTGTGACCAGGGTCCACTGACCAGGCGCTGGTTTGTACAGGCCGTTGACCGACTCCCATCCGGTCGGCTCGCCCTGGACCATGCCGAACTCGAGCATCTGGTCGATGTCGTCAGCAATGTCGTCGATCGAGAACACGCCTTCGACAGGGAAGGGCTTGGCATCCTCGATGCACTCGCGCAGACGTTGAGCGCCGTGCTTGACCAGCACCTCGTTGGCGTCTTTGCAGTCTTCGGGCCAGATCACCCGAAGGCACTTCTCCCTGCCCAGGCGGCGAGAGAGCTCGTCCTCGAGCTTGCGACCAGGCTCGTCAGAGTCAACTGCGAGCACCCATTGCTTGACGGCGTCGAGTCGCTCGTCGTCAAGGAACTCGAACTTCTTGTCGAAGTTGGTGGCCCTTACCTCGGGCGCCCCATCAGGCACGCTGATGCAGTGCTGGAACCCCGCGACCTCGAGGGACAGGGCGTCCATCTCACCCTCGCAGATGATGGTCTGCTGGGTCGAGATGTCGTCGTACTTGTAGAGGATCTTCTCTGCGCCAGCGACCTGGCGGAAGTTCTTCTGCGCGTCCCGGTACTTGATGTTCACGACCTCGCCGCCCTTGTAGTAGGGGAAGGCAATCGCCGTGACCTCGTCCTCGATCTGAGGCATCCAGACCCGCTCCATGCTCACGCGGTTGCGGACCAGCACCTCAGTGGTGACGCCGCGCTTGGTGAACCACTCGTGAGCCTTCTCGCTCAGGCTGGCCGGACGGAACTCGGGCTTGGGGTAGACGCGACGTGAGGGTGGGGCAGAGCGGTTGATGACGCCGCTGCCCAGACCACCGGACCAGCCGCAGTGATGGCAGTGCCAGATGCCCTTGAGCGTGTTGACGTTCAAGCAGGGGTAGCTCTGCTTCTTTCGGGTGTGCGAGCACTGCGGGCAGGTCGTCTTGACCTCCTCGCCAGTCCGACCCTTCAGGTCAATTCCGAAATCCTGAAAAGTTTTCATTGTTCTCCGTGAGTAAAAGCGTTGCTGTATGTAGCGATAGCGAGCAGCTATAGAGCTGTGTGTGCTTCGCCGCTTGTCTGCGTACCGCCGACCTATTTGTTACGCTTCGCTGCGTGACTTAGAACAATCTAAGCAAACACCTCGGCGCTCAAAAAAACGTAGACGAATCAGTGGGTTGAATTATCTGCGACGAAATTTACTTTGCCATAGGGGTATACCCTAAAGCAACAGCGTTGCATTTACAGCTACACTACAACCCACAAAACGCGGCGACTGTCCAATTCAATTTGGCTATCGCCAATTTTCAACCAGTCTCACGGAGAACCCATGAAAGAAATCGCCTCGGCGTTGGTTCGTGCGCAAAAAGCGTTCGGTCCAGCCCTCAAACAGAGCGCCAACCCGCACTTCAAGAGCCGCTATGCGGACCTCGCCACATGTGTTGAGGCCGTCATCGACGCGCTCAACGACAACGGCCTGGCCCTGATCCAGCAGACCCATGAGTGCGACAACGGCGTGATCGTGGAGACCACGTTCATCCACGAAAGCGGCGAGACCTTCAGCGCCGGAAAGCTGCACGTCCCTTCGTCTAAGCACGACGCCCAGGGGTACGGCTCGGCGCTCACCTATGCGCGTCGCTACAGCCTTATGGCTGCATGCGGCATCGCCCCCGAGGACGACGACGGCAACGCAGCGACTGCTGCACCACCCGTGCGTCGCGCCCCGACCGCTGCACCCGCAGCACCCACCCCGGCCAAGGCCTCAGCTTTGGACGTGGACACGATCTCGAAGCTGGCAGCAGCCAAAGGCGTCGACACGACCGCCATCTGCGCCGCCTACAAGATCAATTCGTTGAGCGACCTTCCCGCAACCAAGGTGCAAGAAGTCGTCGCTCGTCTGCAAGCCAAAGAAGCAACCGCAACTCAGGAGTAATTCATGTCCGCTACGTACAACAACCAGATCGAGATCGTTCTCTTCGAGAACACACGAGCCACCAGCGCCAAGGCCCCGACCAAGACCGGCACCGTCACCTTCCCTGATGGGACTAAGTACGACGTTGCCATCTGGAGCAAGGTCAGCAAGAACGGCACGCCCTTCGAGTCCGGCGTCCTGAAGCTGCCCGACCCCAAGTACACAAAGAACGACGGCGGCAACGGCGGCTATCGCGCAGCTCCTGCACGTCAGGACCAGGACATTCCTTTCTGAGGCCGCGATGTCCCTCTACACCAACGTACACGGCTTGCCTGACGCGTTCGTCGCGGCCGTCCTGAACGACCCGTATCAGGGCGGCGGCGATATTTCCGCGACCAAGCTGATTGATTCGCCACGTCGTCGCACCCTTTACAGGGCGCACAAGGAGAGCGTGGTCGAGGACGTGTCAGAGCGCGTCTGGTCCGTGATGGGTCAGGCCGTCCAC